CCCCCCCTTTTTTCCCCCCCCCCCCCGGGGGGGAAAAGCCGGTGGCCGACGAGGACAAGACCGAACAGGCGTGGCGGAATCTGTTCGACGAACTCACCGATGGCCAGTTCACGCCGCTATGGCGGGCCATCGCGGAACTGAACGGCACCGCAGCTGACCCAAAAGCGGCATTCGACCTCGCCTCGAAGGTTCTCCACAATTAGTCGAGGATCTTAAGATCTGCCGCCAGCTCGGTATCAGCTACAAACGTTTCATGGGCTGGCGGCCGAGCAGGGGCGATGAGGTCGAATGGGATGAGACGGAGCGTAATTGGATGCGCTCGTTGGCGGAATACGAACGGTCATTATGCCCCATGTGCGGTTTGCCTCGCTCGATCTGCCAAGACCCGAAGGCCGAGCTGACCATGCACGCCGAAACCAGCGTCTGCTGGGCCACGGCGCACATGCAGCAGGCCATGAAACAGTGGACTGATGCGAATGGCAGGGACAATCCGGCCGCGAACGCTTTGGTGGCGCATTTGACCTGACATTTTGGAGGATGCTTTGGCGGAGAACAAGAACATCGTCATCCGGTTGATGGCGGACACAGCCTCATATGAGGCGGCGATGACCCGTGCCGGAAGCACCGCGAAGACGGTTGCTTCGGGCATGGAGAACACCGGCCGCAAGTCCGCGCTCATCGCCAGTGGCATGACCACTGCCGGACTGGCCGTGGCCGCGTTCGGCGTGGCTGCGGTGAAGATGGCCGCAGACTTCGACCAGCAGATGAGCACCGTGCAGGCCAACACCGGCGCGACCAGCGCCCAAATGGGCCAGCTGCGTGCCGCCGCCATCGAAGCCGGTGCGAGCACCGTGTACAGCGCCACCGAATCCGCCGACGCCATCAACGAACTCGGCAAAGCCGGCCTATCAACCTCGGATATTCTCTCCGGCGGTTTGAGCGGCGCATTGAACCTCGCAGCGTCCGACGGCATGGCCGTAGGCGACGCCGCCGAACTCATGGCCACCACCCTCAAACAGTTCAACCTGACGGGCGCCGAATCCACTCAGGTGGCCGACGCGCTGGCTGCCGGCGCAGGCAAGGCCGTCGGTTCCGCCAATGACCTCGGCCTCGCATTGAATCAGGCTGGTCTGGTGGCCAACAGCATGGGCGTCAGCATGCAGGAGACCACCGGCACGCTCGCCGCGTTCGCCAACGCCGGCATGATAGGCAGTGACGCGGGCACCAGCCTCAAGACCATGCTCCAACGACTGGCCAGCCCCACCGACAAGGCACAGAGCCTCATGGACGAGCTCGGCATCAACGTGTACGACGCCAATGGCAAGTTCATCGGACTTGCCGGTGCCGCAGGCCAATTGCAGAACGGTTTGAGCGGCCTGAGTCAACAGGAACGCAATGCCGCGCTCAACACCATCTTCGGAGCCGACGCGGTGCGAGCCGCGAACGTGCTCTACGAGGAGGGCGCGGAAGGCATCGACGGCTGGACGAAAGCCGTCAGCCAATCCGGCTACGCCGCGGACCTCGCCGCCAAGAAGAACGACAACCTGAAAGGCGATCTGGAGAATCTGGGCGGCTCGATGGAATCCTTGATGATTTCCATCGGCGAGGGCGCTCAGGGGCCTTTGCGCAAGATGGTGCAGGGCTTGGATACGCTGGTTGATGCGTTCGCGGGATTGCCGTCCGGAGTGCAGCAGACGCTCGTGGTCATGGCATCATTGGCCGGCGTGTTCGGCGCGGTGCATAAGGCCGCGGGCAATCTCAACGGCAGCACCAGCATCATGGCCAACAACATCGGTCTGGCCATCGATCCGATTCAGCGCGTCAAGGCGGCGCTGGCTTCCGCGCAGACCGCATTCCAGATGTTCAGGGCGTCCTCGATGAGCGCTTCCGAACAGATGGAGACGTTCGGCACGTCCGCGTCCAAGGCGGAGTTGAAGACCGCTGGGTTCAAGGCTGTAGGCAGCAGCGTCATCGACCTGCTCGGCGGCCCGTGGGGCGTCGCGATCACTGCGGCAACGACGGTCCTCGGAGCGTTCATTTCCGAACAGCAGAAAGCCCAGGAGCGGTCCACGCAACTGTCGAACGCCCTGCAGGAGGGGACCTCCGCCGCACAACACTACGAGAAGGCGCTGTCCGACTCGTCCGGCGCGAGGGTCACCGACAACTGGCTCGGTCGTCTCATCACCGGCTACGACAACGTGTGGCAGGCCATCGACAAGGTCGGCATCAAACACAGCACGTATATCAAAGCCATCCAAGGCGAGAAGACCGCCGTCAACGAAGTCTACAAGGGGCTTGACGCCTACCGCGCCCAGCTCGCAAAACAGGGCGGCCTGTTTACCGGCAACGAGTACAATGTTGTGGCCAACAGCCTCACTGAGCTCCAAAAAGGCTACAAGGAAAGCCAAATCTCGGCGGCCAACCTCGCGCAGGCCGAAAAAGAATCCACCCAGGCGAGCATCGACAAGACAGGAGCGCTCCTGTCTGGAGCAGACGCGGCCAGCCAATCCGCCGGCAACGCGCAGGAAGCGGCCAGCGCCGACGACATCCTCTCCGAAGCGTTCGGTGCCACTACGGACGCCGTCAGCGACACCGCCAGCGCGCTGTCCGAAGTCATCGACGCGATGCAGACCTACTACGGGTTCGCCATCAGCTCGTCCGACGCGCAAGTCGACCTCGCCAACAAGATCTCCTCGGCGAACGACACCATCAGTCAGAACGTCAAAACCCTCGACCTGAACACGGAAGCCGGACGCGAGAACCAAAGCGCCCTGAACGACATCGCCGACGCGGCGCTCAAATGCGCCAAAGCCCAAGCGCAGAACGGAGACAGCCTCAACGACATCTACCCGAACATCGACAAGGCACACGACGCGTTCACCCAACTCATGCAATCCCTTGGCAAAACACCGGAGGAAGCAGAAGCCGCCGCACAAGCCTACGGACTCACACGCGACGCGGTCGACGAACTCGTCAACAGCCTGCAGAACACCCCCGACTCGAAAACCATCGAAGTCACAGTCACCGGCGACGCCGTCGCCAAATTCGAACAGGTCAAACTCGCCGCCAAAGAAACACCGGACGGCAAACACGTCACCATCAGCGGAGACAACACCGACCTGATGAAGAAAATCGCCCAAGCCGCAAACGCCAAAATCGACGACAAAACCGGCACCCTCACCCTGGACAGCGACCAATACATGATCGCCCTCGCCATCGCGAACGGAGCCAAAATCGACGACAAGACAGGCTACCTCAAAGGTGACAATTCCGATGCGATGAACAAATTCCTCCAAACCCAAGGATGGAAACTCAACGACAAAGGATTCATCGTCAACGCAGACGGCTCACCCGCCATGAGCGTGCTCACCAACCTGAGCAACTACCAGATCGCCGACAAATACTTCCAAATCCACGGAACCTACGTCGACGAATCAGGGGGCACATACTCATCCAGCGGATACCGTCCGGCAAACGCCACAGGCAACATTCCGACAGGAGCCACAGGCGGCCTCTACGACGGCGACCGATTCCGATACGCCAACGGAGGCTACGCCTTCAACGGCTACGTCGACCCGAAATGGGCGCCAGGCACCGCGACAAGCGACAGCGTCTACCTCGACAACGGCCGCATCGCACGCGGCGAATACGTCGAAAACGCGCTCGCCACCAGCTATTACGGCGTCGACTTCATGGACGCGCTGAACCGGCGCGCCATCCCACGCGAAGTGTTTGCCACAGCCAATCAGATGACAGGCAATCAGGTCAGCGTACAGGTTGATACCGCTTCCGTGGTGGCGGCGATAACCAGCCTGCACAACGATCTTGGCGCGATCATCAGCGCCGCGTCCAATGATTCGACGGTCAGCGACCGTGACTTGGGGAGGTTGATTCGCAAATATGCGCGAGTTTGAATACACGTCGCATGATGGCACGGTCATCGACCTCAACGCCGATGATTTGTGGGTGGCTGACCTGCAGGAAATGCGAGGGTACGCATGGACGTACACGCTGGCCACGCGCGGCATCAAATCGGTGAGCCGGAACGCTTCGACGGCGAAAATGACCGTCCGCACCACTGATCCGTCAAGATTGGACGTGGTGCAGACGGCTTTCGATTCGGACGTGCAGGCTGTTACGCCAGGCATGTTGACCGTCGATGGCGAATGGTTCCAGCGGGCGTATGTCGTCGGCTCATCGCTTGGTCTGGTGCCTTGGCCGGCCTATGCGCAGACTGATTACACGGTCGTCTTGTGCGATGGCGTCTGGCGTCGCGCGCTGCCGGTGCAGCATTTCTTTCCGATGACGGCAGGAACCGGTTCGCAGATCGACCTTCCGCTGGACTTGCCGACCGATTTGGCTCAGTCGAAAATCGCCTTGACGGTGAATAATCCGACCGGCAAGGCCGCTGAGTTCACTGCGGTCATTTTCGGCCCTTGCGTCAACCCGTCTTTCCGGATTGGCGACAACACTTACGCGGTTGATGTGACAGTGCCGGAAGGCGGTCATGTGTCACTGTCGGCCACCGGCTTGCGGAAGACGATAACGTTGACGGCCGAAAACGGCGACGTTTCGGATGTTTTCGACAAGGGCGTCCGCGGCAACGGCAGCGGAAGCGGCTCATATGTTTTCGAGCCGATACCGGCCGGAGATTCGCTGTTGACGGTTTCCGGCAATTATGGCATCGACTTGACCATGTTTGACGTCTCGGGAGGTGTGCCTTGGTTGACGTTATCCTCGCCGACGGCAAGCTGACGCCACATGCGAGCGTATCGCAGGTGACGTTGGATTGGGCTTGCGGCACGGACGAAAACGATTTCGAGCTGACCATCGAAGATCCGTCTGCGCCGGAAATTGAACGTGGCTGGTATTTCTGGATTGACGGCAGTGACGTGGGCGGCCGGATCGTCGACCGTCGTGTGGCTGTTTCCGGTGGCGTGTCCACGGACACGTGGATCGGCCAATCGTGGACTGGCATGTTGGCGGCGAAGATATTGCAGCCGGATGCGAATCAGGATTACCTGACCGTCTCCGGCAAGCTGCCTGACATCCTCAAAAGCCTTTTGAAGCGCATCGGTTTGGATTCGGTTTTCACTGTCGATTCCTCCGATGCTTCCACTCTGTCGAATTGGATGTTCCAGAATCCACGCTACGTGGACGCCTACACAGGATTCCGCAATCTGCTCGCATCCTGCGGCAGACGCCTCGACTTCCAGGCCAAGGATAATCACATCCTGCTTGGCATCACGCCGGTCGGCATCGTCGACAACACGATCGACTCCGACTTGGTGGATTTCAAGGCCGAGACCAACCGTCGCGCGGTGAATCATCTCATCGGCCTTGGCTCGCAGGAGCTCAAGAACCGTCTGGTGGTCAATTATTTCGCGGATGCGGCCGGCGTGGTGAGTCAGACACAGACGCTCGTAGGCGCCGATGAAGTATGCGCCACATACGACTATTCCAACGCTGATTTGTCCACGCTGCAATCCGAGACGAAGAAGCATCTGCAGGAATTGCAGACCGGTGGATCGGTCGAGGTGACGTTGTCCGATGAGGTCGGCGACGGTCTGCGTGTGGATGACAAGATTGTTGCGACGGATCATGCTTCCGGCGTCAACGTCACCGCCGTGGTGACGAAACGGATCGTGAAAATCGATTCTGGGATTTTGGCTTCGACGTTCGAGGTCGGACTGCCGGTGCAGTCGGCGAACGCGAACTATTCCGGTTCTTCCTCTTCGTCTTCGGGTTCGACTGGTGGTGGCGTGTCTTTGACGGCTGGCCGTGGCCTGTCGATTTCAGGCGGCACGATCAACGCGGAGGTCGCTTCCGAGGATTTGGATGCTGTTAGGCAGGTCGCCGATGAGGCGAACAGGACGGCTTCCGGTTTCGCGGCGCAGATCGGCAAGGCGAATCAGACTGCCGAGGATGCGAAGAACGTCGCCGATGCGGCCAAGAGTGTGGCCGACAGTGCGAAGTCGGGCATGATGACCGATGACGAGCGGTCGAAGCTCGCTTCGGTCGAACGTGGCGCGAACGCCTACACGCTGCCGAAGGCGTCCACGGACGTGTTGGGTGGCGTGAGGGTTGACGGCAGCACGATAGTCTCCGTTGACGGTGTGATCAGCGCTCATGTCGGCGGCGGCTCTTCCGGGAGGGTCGTGTTCCCAATCGGCTATGTGGTTCAGAACACGACCGGTGTTGACCCTTCCGTTGATTTCGGCGGCACGTGGAGGCAGTTGCCTTCGCTTGGCTGTTTCACGTTTGAAAGGATAGGCTAGTGAAATCTGACGGTTACTCGAAGTACGTGTGCGACAAGTGCGGTAAGACCTCTTATGTCGCCGCTGGTGACACTGAGGCGCGTGAATGGTTCACCGTGCGCCGCTATTCGGCTGGCAAGGCGACCCGCATCGCGGATGATGTGCCGCCCGACATCTATGAATTGTGTTCCAAGTGCAACACGTCTTTCATGACGTTCATGCAGCAGGATGACGCTTCGTTCGAAGCATGGTTGAGGGAGGCTTAACAGTGACCATCGAACTGGTTGACGGCAAGGCCGGAGTTGCACACATCTCAAGTGGGGACAAGGCGATCATCCATCAGGCCAAGTTCTCGAAGTCCGATGTGGTGTTCGACTGGGGTGACGCGTTCAAGTGCACGATGGGCAGTGCGAACAGGGCCACCATCGGTACGGGTTGCGCGTCGATACAGGGTTTGGACTGGCATATCACGTCGGCGGAATCGGTGACGATCTCCAACGGATCGCAGGGCATGAAACGCAATGACATCATCTGCGCGCACTACCATCGAGACTCCTCGACCGGCGTGGAAAAGGTGGATTTGACCGTGTTGAAGGGCACGCCGAACGCGACTGCCGCCGCCGACCCGACCATTCCGTCAGGGAAGATACTGTCCGGCGCGGTTGACGCATACATGCCGTTGTGGCGTATCCCGCTAGACGGCATCACGGTCGGCACGCCGGTGCGCCTGTTCACGCCGAGAGGGGCTTTGTGGGATTCCGTAACCCAGACATGCCAACTGAAATTTCAGGACACCTCATCGTTCGTTCCGTTTGCTTATGGCGCTTCGAACACCATCACGGTCAAAGACGGTCTGATTTTCATGGACCTGTCTTCGTTCCAAAGCACCGTGACAGTCGGCAATTTCACTGTCTGGCTGTTCGAAGCGGGCGTGAAGCCCTCCAAGAAGATCAGTCTTGGGTGCGTCGCGAACGTGAACGGTGCCGCGTATGGCAAACAGGCGAACTGGAACACTGACGGGTCGGTTACGATTATCGGAGGCGTGGGCTCGTCCAATCTCGTCCAATGCTTCCCGAGGATCATTTCGGTGCCCGATGGTGTGGAATTCGCCTAGGCCGCCATCCAACAGCCGTGCGCCGTGGAGTAGGCGGATTTCGGGTCGCCTAGCATCTGCACCTTCCCGTCACGTTCGACAAGCAGGCTGAAACCGCAGGACGGGAACGCGATGATGCTCATGTCGGAGAGCGGGCGGAACGCTTCAGGGATGGTCTCATTCGCCGTCGAGTAGTTCTGCTGTCCACTGCCGGTGAACTTGACGTTGCCGTTGACCGTGACGATACGTCCGACGCGACATAGAGTGAGGATGTCGTTCGTGTATGGAGGCTTCCATGTCTGGGTTACGGAATGCTATTAAAAATGGATTTCCACGATTCCACCTGTGACAGCAATTTCATGGCCAACGAGCAGATCGACCGTTCCATCAGGTGCAATCGATACTTGGACCGAACGTTGCAGGTATGACGGGTGGATGAATGGAATCGCCACTGTCGTTCCGGACGACAGTGTGGCTCTGCCATTCAAGGACTTGATCGCATTTGGGCTAGATACCTTACCGATTGGGTATATTCCGCCATTACTGTTGCCGTTGCAGTTGCCAAATGGGAGGGTTACGGAATGCTATCAGCAGGCTAATATGAGTTTCTGCCATGCTTTCTGCATGTCCTTGAGGACGCTCAGATCGGGCTTGAGGTAATACCGTGCGGTGGTTTGGATGTCGGAGTGTCCGAGCTGTCGTGCGACCACGCTGATGTCGGTTCCGGCCTTGATCGCCAACGTGCCGAACGTGTGGCGCAGGTTGCGTGGAGGCACGCAGGGCAGGTCCATGCGCCTGCACCAACTGCGGTAGTGGTTCGCCACTTGGTTCGCGTTCAGACTGCCGACCAGCCGTCCGGTCTTCGTGCCGTGGCGTAGTTCCGCCAAGCGTTTGACCGCGAACCGTGGCAATGCGACGGTACGTCGGCTCAGATCGGTCTTCGGTTCGGTGACGGTCTCATGGCCCGCCACCCATTGCACCGACCTTTTCACCGTGACCGTGCCGCGACGCAGATCCAAGTCGGCCCATTCCAGGCCGACCGACTCGCACCGGCGCAATCCGGCGCACACGGACACCAATAGCCATGCTTCCAATGGATGCCCGTAGAAGCCTTTCAACAGTCTGCGTACTTCCGGAACGGACAGCACTTGCGGCTCGTAGTGCCGTAGTCGTGGCAGGCGTATCTCGCGTCTGGTCACGTCGTTGTCGGTCAAACCGCGTTTGAACGCGAGTCGCAGTATCGAGCGGAACACCGCGTAGGCTTTGCGTGCCGCTCCCGGCTTATCGAAGGAGTCCAACCATGATTCGATGTCCGCCATGCTGATCGAGTCCATGTCCCTTCCGCTCCATTGCGGGAGGATATGGCAGTTCAAGGCGCTTTCGTAGCCTACTTTGGTGCATTCGCGGAGTTTCGCGCATGATGGTTTCCAAACGGTGGTTGCGAATGTGTCGAAAAGCATTGGTTCCTTTCCAATTTTGTCGAATAATCCCACACACCGTCGCGTTGCCGTTGGATGGTGGCGTGTGTGGGTTTTCTCATTGTTTTTGCATCTCTGTTTTAGGAGGTTGTTTTGACTCAGATCAAGTTTGATTTCGGCCATCCGAGTGCGGATGGTATCGCTGACTTGGCGGGTGAGACGGTTCATGTCGTTCCGACGAGCCGTTTCAACAGCGGCAAGCGCATCGTGGTGCGCGACTCGTTCGAGGTGAGACTGGACGAGCATGGCACAGCGACCGTTACGGTGCCGCCGACCGATAACACGTTCGCCTACGAGGTGACCGTCGGCGACAGCGCCGATTCCTGGCGGTTCATTCGCGTCGTGCAGGTGCCTGATTCGGCCAACGTGTTGAATTTCTCCGATTTGGTCGAAGTGGATTCGGCCACGTTGACTCCGGTCAACACCGGCAATCCGTTGGCTGATATCGACCAGTCCGATGTGGATTGGGCCCTGTCCACGATTAACGCCTGATTTCAAGGAGGTTTGTTTTGGCTAATCCTGACAAGTTTTTGCGTTTGCGTGATTACGCCCGTCTGGAGCGCGCGCAGAAGAATGGTGTCGTGGACGGCACCAAGTTCGCCTACGACAGTGCGAAACACGTCGTGTCGAACGTCCGCGAGTATTTCGACGCGCATCGCGACGGGCGCACGTATGGCGTGCGTTTCCCGCTCTACAGCTTCTCCAATTCGCCGGACGGCGTGAAGGTCGGAGACAATGCCGGTCTGACCGTCGTGCCGTCCACGAATTATCGTGCCGGACGTGACGACTACGCCTGCCTGAGCGCGTTCCGCGTGTTCGACGCGAACGTTGCGGCGGCCGATGATGGCACGCCGGTCGTGAAGGCCATCAAGGGCTTGGCTGGCAATTACGCGAAGGACGGGTCCAACGGCGACGTGTTCGTCATCACCACTCCCGGCTTCTACCGGTTCGAGTTCGACGCGAACCATTGCACCATCTGGTATTCCGACACGCAGTACGACGGCTATTCGCCGATGCCGGGCGCGTTACTGCCGGACGGGTCTCTCCGCCCGTGCATGGCGTACGCGAAATACCCGCTGTCCGATTACGGCGGCAAGGCCGCGTCCGTCTCGGGTCAGATTCCGGCCTCCATGAGCGAACAAGGCTCCGTGGCCGTAACCACCAGCAAAGGCAAGGGCTACAGTGGAAAGACCTCAGCCGACACGTTCTACATGCAGCTCATGCACATGCTCAAATACGCGACCAAGGGCATCGAACGCTACTTGGGCGGCGACTTCAACGGTTCCGCTCAGGTCAACGTCAGCAAGGCCGGAACCAACGTCACGTGCGCGCTGGTCAAGGCCACCGACGCGGCAAGCATCGACCTCGGCTCCTACGTGAGCGTCGGCACCGGCACCGACCGTGGAAGCAATACGACCGGCGAGGCGGCAGCATACCGCAAGGTCATTTCCAAGACCGTCGTGGACGCGGCAACCACCGCGATCAACGTGTCCGGCGCGGCCTTCACGACCACGACGGCCATGCATGTCACCCAAATGCCGTACCTGACCGGTTCGACGGACGGCGTGCTCGGCAACGACGGCATCCCCCGCGAGGACGTGCCCAAAACCCATCAGCCGATCAAGTTGCAGGGCATCGAACTGTTCGCCGGAATCTACGAGACCGAAGGCGACATCATCCTGAATAACGTGAAGGATTCGGACACTTCCGGCCATACCGAAGTGTGGAAGGTGTTCGACACCACCAAGGCGAGCGGCACCGCCATCACCGCCGACTACGTGCATGTGGGCGACTATCCAGCCGTCAACGACAGGAC